TTGCTACTATTGGTATAGGTATTACAAAACATCAGTTTCTTGCGGGTCAAGGCGTAGTTATAGATTATGTAGACCCAGCAAATGTAGTTTATAGCTACACAGAAGACCCTTATTTTAAAGATTGTTTTTATTGGGGCGAAATTAAAACTGTTCCTATGACGGAACTTATAAAAATAGACCCAAGTCTTACAAATGAGGATTTGGATAAAATTGCTAAGTATAGTCAATCATGGTATAATTATTACAATAATCAGCAGTTTTTTGAAAACAGTATGTTTTATAGAGACACAGCTACTATATTATATTTTAATTACAAAACCACTCATTCGTTTGTGTATAAAAGAAAAAAGCTAGCAGACGGTTCTTATAAAACAGTTGAGAAGGATGACCAATTTAATCCACCAGTAGAAATGATGGAGGAAGGAAATTTTGAAAGGGTGGAGAAAAAAATTGATGTATGGTACGATGGTATTATGGTGATGGGAACAAATATAATGTTGAAATGGGAGCTTTCAGAAAATATGGTTAGACCTAAATCATCAAATCAATTCGCTATGCCAAACTACATAGCTTGTGCGCCTAGAATGTACAAAGGTGTATTTGAAAGCTTAGTGAAAAGAATGATTCCGTTTGCAGATTTAATTCAAATGACTCATTTAAAAATTCAACAAGTTGTCTCTAGAGTTGTACCAGACGGTGTGTTTATAGATGCTGATGGATTGAATGAGGTAGATTTAGGAACAGGTAACGCTTACAATCCAGAAGACGCATTAAGATTATATTTTCAAACAGGTAGTGTTGTAGGTAGAAGTTATACGCAAGATGGAGAGTTTAATAACGCAAGGGTACCTATTCAACAACTTACAGCTAATAGCGGCGCGAGTAAAATGCAAATGTTGATTCAAAACTACAATCACTATTTAGATATGATTAGGGCTGTTACCGGATTAAACGAAGCGCGTGATGGCTCGACACCAGACCCTAACTCTTTAGTGGGTGTACAAAAGTTAGCAGCATTAAATAGTAACACAGCAACGCGACATATACTCGACGGCAGCTTGTATATCACTCGTACTTTAGCTGAATGTTTATCTATTAGAACTGCGGATATATTAGAATTCGCAGATTTTAAAGATGAATTTGCTATGCAGATAGGTAAATATAATTTAAAAATATTAGAAGATATAAAAGAATTGTATATATACGATTTTGGAATATTTATCGAGTTAGCGCCAGACGAAGAAGAAAAAGCATTGCTAGAAGCTAATATTCAAATGGCTTTATCCAAACAAGATATTAATCTTGAAGACGCTATTGATATACGTGAAATTAATAACTTAAAAATGGCAAATCAATTATTAAAGTTAAAAAGAAAACAAAAACAAGATCGAGAGCAGCAAGCAAAAATGCAAGAACAACAAGTGGCAGCACAAATGCAAATGCAAGCGCAACAAGCAAAAGCACAGACAGAAGCTCAACGTATACAAATGGAGTCTCAAGCTAAAATTCAATATAGGCAAGCAGACATAGCTTTTGAAATAGAAAAACTTAAAGCCGAAGCTGAACTTAAAAGAAATTTGATGGCAACTGAATTTGAGTTTCAAATGCAAATAAAAGGAGTAGAGCAAGACGGTTTACAGATGAGAGAAAGTAATAGGGAAAAAGCTAAAGACAATAGAATAAGCCAACAATCTACACAACAATCAAAATTAATTGAACAGAGAAAAAATAATCTACCGCCAGTAAATTTTGAATCAAATGAAGATAGTTTAGATGGTTTTGATTTGGCTGAATTTGAACCTAGATAATGTTTGATAATTTTAATTGGCATAAATACAAAACAATTAAATACCCTGCTGACAATTCTTTAAAAACATTAGGGGAAATAAAATCTCTTGCATCAAAACCGTTAGATAAAGAGTTTGCATATAAGTTTGATAATATATTTAAAGTATTTAAAAACTTATTTACTAATCGCACAAGAAAGTTTCCAAACGAATTAGTTCAAGATATTATTACACATAGTAGAAAACCTATTATGAAAATAAAAAACTATCACGACAGGAAAAGACCGAACGTGGTTGCTAAAGAATTTTCTATAAATTTACCATATGTAAAAATGGAGTCAGCTCAAACACCTGCGTTCCCTTCGGGTCATTCAGCTCAAGCTTTTTTACTTAAAGAAGTATTGAGTGATATGTATCCAGAGATGACACCAGAGTTTGAAAAGGCAGCACAGAATATATCTAAAAGCAGAATAATGGCAAATGTTCATTATGAGTCTGATAAAAAAACTGGTGAGCAACTAGGAATGGATTTGTATAACTACTACAAAACCATCTAAAATAAATATAAATAATTGTATAACTTTGTAAAAAATTTAATCTAATGGAAATAAAAGTAAAAGACATAGGCTTGTCTGAAGAAAAGTCTAAAGCAGAAATAGAACAAGAACTTCTTGAAAAGCATGAAGAGAAGTTTGAGGAATCAGCAGAACCAGCACAAAAGGCAGAGAAAGTAGAAGTAGTTGAAGAAAAAAAAGAAGAGGTTGTTGCTGAAGAACCTGTAGAAGAAAAAACTCCCTCGTCAGAGTTAAGTGACGAAGACGTTCTTACATATATTAAAAATAGGTACGACAAGGAGATTACTTCAGTAGATGATTTGTTAGCTGAAAAAGAATCAGCTCCCGAATTACCTGAAGACGTTTCTATGTATTTAAAATACAAACAGGAAACGGGCCGTGGTATTTCAGATTTCTATAAAACACAAAGAGATTTTGACACCATGGATGATGATTCTTTGATAGCTGAATTTATTGCGCACAATGAAGAAGGATTGGATGCAATAGATATTCAGGATATTATGGATGATAAATTTGGTTTTGACGAAGAACTAGATGATCCAAAAGATATCAAAAGAAAAAAACTATCAAAGAAACGTGAGCTTGCAAAAGCAAGAAAATTTTTGAACGAACAAAAAGATAAGTATAAAGTTCCTCTTGAGTCAAGTGGGGATGGATTATCTGCAGATCAGCAAGAAAATTTAAATGCTTACAAGAAATATATCGACGAATCTAATACTATTAAGGAGGCAGCAGAAAAGCGCTATGATTATTTTCTCAATAAAACTAAAGAAGTTTTTGCTAATGATTTCAAAGGTTTTGATTTTACATTAGGAGAAAACAAATATACCTATAAGCCTGGCACTTCTGAAGAGCTATCAAATACTCAGTCTGACATAAATAATTTTGTCAAAAAATACACTGATGAAAATGGCTTAATGAAAGATGCAGCTGGTTATCATAAAGCTTTATCAGTAGCGATGAACCCTGAAAAGTTTGCACAATACTTTTTTGACCAAGGTGTTTCCTCAGCCGTAGATAATGTTACAAAAAAATCAAAAAACATTAACATGGAAATGAGACAATCACCGCAAGTTACAATAAAAGATGGGCGTAAAATCAGAAGCATCGGCAACCAAAGTAGTGGAAGAGGACTCAAAATTAGAAGTATTAAAAAAAGTTAAACATTTAAAATAATTAAAATTATGGCAGTAAATGCAGTCCCAGGATTTGACTTACAACCATCTGCGCAGCAGGTGCCACTAAGTACAAATTATATTACCAATTTTGATTTCTTGAATCAGTATCTACCAGATACATATGAAAAAGAATTTGAAAGATATGGTAACAGAACAGTAGCGTCATTCTTAAGAATGGTAGGCGCTGAAATGCCTTCAAACTCTGACCTTATTAAATGGGCAGAGCAAGGTAGATTACACGTTAAATACCAAGATTGTACATCAGGTTCAGCAGCAGGTGCTGGTACAAGAAGTGCGGTTTGGACTATTCCTAACAATACATCAAACTTTAACCCAGCTCTAGCAGGTGGCGCAAAAGCAGTATTAAGAGTAGGACAAACAGTAATGATCTCTGATAAGACTCCAGGGTCAAACCTTTCAAACAAAGGTATTGTCACTGTAGCTCCTACAGCTGGTAACCCAAATGTAGTTACTATTGCTTATTATGAAGCAACAGGGCAAGCAATGGGTGCAGGTGTAGCGTGTGATATTTGGATTTATGGTTCTGAGTTCAATAAAGGAACTAACGGAATGATTGGTTCAAACGAATCAGATGATTTAATTTTCGACAACAAACCGATTATCATTAAAGATAAGTACCAAGTATCAGGCTCTGATATGGCACAAATCGGTTGGATAGAAATTTCAGGTGAAGACGGAGTAAACGGATACCTATGGTATTTAAAGTCTGAGCACGACACAAGATTAAGATTTGAAGATTACCTAGAAACAGCTATGCTAGAAGCAGTACCAGCAGGTGCAGGTTCAGGTGCAGGTGATTTCTTACAAGGAACAGGTGCTGGTAATTCAGCAGCAAATCTTAACGGTTCTGACGGTGTATTCTTTGTTGTTGAAAACAGAGGTAATGTTTTTGGAGGTGGAAACCCACAAAACTTAGCTCAGTTTGATAGTATTATCCAAAGATTAGACAAGCAAGGTTCTATTGAAGAAAATGTAATTTTCGTAGATAGACAATTCTCATTCGACATTGACGATATGCTAGCTACACAAAACTCTTATGGAGCAGGTGGTACATCATATGGTTTATTTGACAATGATAAAGATATGGCTTTAAATCTTGGATTTACAGGATTTAGAAGAGGTTATGATTTTTATAAGTCTGACTGGAAATATCTAAACGATCCTACAATGAGAGGTGACTTAGGTGGTGGAGTAATCAACGGGTTATTAGTACCTGCTGGTTCTACTACAGTTTATGACCAAATACTTGGTAAAAACGCTAAGAGACCATTCTTACACGTGAGATATAGAGCTTCAGAAACTGAGGACAGAAGATACAAAACTTGGATTACTGGTTCAGCTGGTGGCGCAAGAACTTCTGACCTTGATGCGATGGAGGTCAACTTCTTATCTGAGAGAGCTGTTTGTACTTTAGGTGCTAACAACTTCTTCTTATTTAAGGATTAATATTTATTTATAAGTTTTACCCCTGCTTCGGTAGGGGTAGAATTTATTTTAACTTAAATTAAATTTAATAAAATGAAAAAAAACACAGTACACAAAGCCAAAGCCTATAGATTAAAGGGCGGCAAATCCCCATTAGCTTACATGTTAAGCTCACGTCACTCAGCACGTTCACCTTTACTATATTTTGACGAAAATCAAGGAATAAACAGACCTCTTAGATATGCACGAAATCAAAAGAGTCCATTTGAAGATGAACAAGATGGTAACGCTATTTTAGAACCTGTGGTGTTCGAGGATGGAATGTTATTTGTGCCAAGAGAAAATCAAGTCTTACAGCAATTTCTACATTATCATCCATCTAACGGTATGATATTCGAGGAAATAGATGAAAGCAAAGATGCACAAGAAGAACTAGAAATGGTAGAGCTTGAGGTTGATGCTTTGGTAATTGCTAAGTCTATGGAAGTAGACCAGCTTTTATCAGTCTGCAGAGTTTTGATGGGAGCGCAAGTTGAAAAATTAACTATACCACAACTAAAACGAGATATACTTATATATGCTAAACAAAATCCTATAGATTTTATTGACACGATAAATGACCCTATGTTACAATTACAGGATGAGGTCAAACAATTTTTTATGAATGGTTACTTAGTATACAAAAACAACAATAAAGATGTATACTTTAATTTACCTAATAATAAAAAGAAGTTATTAACTGTGCCATTCGGCGATGATGCAGACTATGCTGTTGCAAGTTATATGCAAAGTGACGCAGGTTTAGAGATATATAAACACCTACAGAAACGTCTAAAAAAAGATAAATAGAAAGCGTATCTTTGCTGTATTGTTTAACCCATTAAATTTTTTAACTATGGTAAAATATCTAAAAATCAGTTTAAGTGATGCACATTATTTAATTCCTATTCACGACATTGTAACTGTTGAGGTTGGAGCTAATACAAAAGTTGATATTCTTTTCAACCTTGTAGGCCACAGCGCATCAGGTGCAGCAGAAGTGTTAGGTGTTGAGTTAACAGCTACAACAGCTTCTGACGCAGCAAAAACTAAAGAGCAACTTAATAGTATCGTAGATGCTATCGAAGAAGCTTTAAGTACAAGCTGGACGAAGCCTTTCTATGTGCTTGAGCCAAAATATCCTATCACAGGTATAGCTCAACTACAGGAAGCTTGGGCATAATCAAACTTAACAGAGAGTTAGAAGGGGCTTAAACAATTAGGCTCCTTTTTTTTTACTTATATTTGTATAAACAAATTTTAGTTATGGGTGTAATGATAAACAGTGTCCGAAATACAGTATTGGCGATAGCTAATAAAAACAATTACGGATATGTTTCTCCACAGGATTTTAACTTGTATGCACAACAAGCTCAAATGGACTTGTTTGAAGATTATTTTTATCAATATAATAATTGGTTAACAAAAGAAAATCAACGTGTTTCAGGAACAGGATATGCAGATATAGTTAAAAGTTTAGTAGAAGTAATAGATAGCTTTTCAGTAACTAAATCTTTAAAACAGCAGGCAAGTAATTTTTACAATTTACCTGATGATTATTACTTTATAAATAAAGTAAATTATTATCCCAACTATATTTCTGGTGCAGTTACAACAGGATCAGCAACAAATAAACTTATAGATGCAGCTGCTACTTTTGTCACTACAGGCACAGTTAAGGCAGGTCAATATGTAGTAAACACCTCTGCGGGTAATTATGGCGGTATTAGCGCATATGTTGTAAGTGTAGATAGCAATACACAGTTAACATTGTCAGCAAATCCTTTTGGCGTTGCTGCAACAGTTGGAAACTCATATGCTATATTTAATACCAGTGGCATAGTAGAGGTAGAAAGGGTAAATCAAAATAAAATATTTTACTTAAACAATTCACCCTTAACAGCTCCTTCAGTAGGATATCCAGCGTATGTTTTAGGAGGCGCTACAACAAAAATAACTGGAGATGCTAGCAGTGGACAGTTGGGTAACACTATAACAGTATATCCAACTACTATTATTCAAAACGGTTCTGTAAGTGCGGAGTATGTAAGATATCCTTCGCCACCAAAATGGACATATTTGAATGTAGGCGGAACCACAGGTAGCCCTGAATTTGACAGTAGTCAAGCAGACTACCAAGATTTTGAACTACCATTATCTGATGAACCAGGTATAGTAGCAAAAATATGCCAGTACATTGGTATAGAAATTAGAGAAGCAGATGTTTATCAATTTGGTAAACAAGAAGAACTCTTAGATAATCAAACACAAGGATAAAATATGACGTATATAAATGATTTTGCATATTATAATAATTCAGGAGGCGTCCCTGTTGATAAAAACTGGGGCTCTTATCAATTTGTATCATTAGATGAAATTGTAAATAATTTTATGTTGATGTATCAAGGCAATAATTCTCTTGTAAATAATATAGAAAGGTATCAGATATTGTTTCATGCAAAACGTGGTATTCAAGAATTGAATTACGACGCAATGAAAGAAATAAAAATATTACAATTAGATTTAAATGAAGATTTAAGATTTGTGTTGCCACATGATTATGTTAATTGGGTTAGAATATCTTATTATAAAGACGGTCAGCTTTTACCTCTCACTGAAAATATACAGGCAGGATGGGCTACAGCTTATTTACAAGATAATGACTCTAATATACTTTTTGACCAAGATGGTAATGTACTAAAACCACAAGATTCTGAATTAGATATATCGTTTCATACAGGAGCAAAATCCATATACTTAAACCAAAATAGTCCGTTCCATGGATGTGAAGGTGTATGTGTAGATGGATGCTGGTATTTTGACAGAGCAGTAGGATCACGTTTTGGATTGAATACAGAAACAGCTAACATGAATCCAACTTTTTCTATTGACAAACAAAGAGGTGTAATTAACTTTAGTTCTATAGCTAATAATGCGTCTATAGTTTTAGAGTACGTATCTGACGGTATGGAAAACGGAACAGATGCCAACATAAGTATTAATAAACTATTTGAAGAATACATTTATGCGTATATTAAGTATGCTATTTTAAATGGTAGATTAGGGGTACAAGAGTATATAGTTAATAGAGCAAGAAAGGATAAATCATCTTTACTACGTAATGCGAAAATTAGATTAAGTAATATACACCCTGGTCGACTCTTAATGAATTTAAGAGGCCAGGCTAAATGGATAAAGTAATATGCCTATAAGAACAACAAACTTTGTAGCGGGTCGAATGAACAAAAGTGTGGACGAACGTATTCTTCCAACAGGTGAGTATGTGGATGCAATCAATGTGAGATTAGGGTCTACAGAAACTACAGAAATAGGTGCAGTAGAAAATTCTAAAGGTAACACACAGCTAACTACGTTAAAACACAATAATGTACCATTAACTGATGGAGTGTGTATAGGAGCATTTGAAGATGGAGAAAAAGAAACTATATATTGGTTTATAGCTTCTCCCACAGCTGACATGATTGTGTCTTTTAACACAAACTCAGAATTACTTAGATACCATGTTGTTTCAAATAGTGTTCTTAATTTTGATTCTAAACACCATATAACAGGTATAAATAAAATAGGTGACTTACTTTTTTTTACTGACGATTTAAATCCTCCTAGAAAAATAAATGTTACAAAAAATTACACTAACGTAACTGCTGATGAAATTAAAGTTATAGTAAAACCACCGGCAGAAGCACCTTCTATTACCATGTTAAGCCAAGCAACAGAGGCAAACTTTTTGGAATCAAGGATGGTAACATTTGCGTATAGATATAAATACGAGGATGATGAATATAGCGCTTTATCACAATTTACCGACATTGCATTTGTACCTGGAGTATTTTCTTTAGATGCTTCGACTAACCTTAATGCTGGTATGAAAAATATATTTAATGCAGTAGAGGTTAGTTTTAACACAGGATCAAATTTAGTAAAGGGTCTGGATTTATGTTTTAAGTTTGCCGATTCAAACCTTATTAATGTAATTGAAAAGTTTGACAAAGATGATTTTGGTTGGCCTGATAATTCTATACAAACTCAAACATTTACTAATAGCAAAGTATATACTACGCTGCCCGACTCGGAGTTGTTAAGATTATATGACAATGTACCTTTAGTTGCCAAAGGGCAAACTATAATTGGCAACAGGTTGATATACGGAAATTACGAAGATGGTAATGATTTAATAGATTCTAATGATGCTACTTGTCAAATAAATTTTGAAAGTGAAATAACCACGCAAAACATAGATTTAACTGAAATATCTACAAGTTTTGCAAATGGTGTAAACTATACCATTGACACTTCTGAAACCATAGCTCAATCAGCAATAGTTATGGATTTGTCAACAGTAAAAACAAAATTAAAAGCTGGGTCTTTTTTATCATTAGATTTACAATTTAGTCACAATAAGTACACAGGAAACAATGGCACTGTTACAGGGCAACAAGGTTCTACAGAAATAACAAACGTCTTTACATTACCACAGGATTTTAACACTGTTTTTGAAATGGCATCAAGTGATGCTTTTCAAGCAGCAATAGGAACTCAAATACAACATTTTCAAACTGTAGCAAATTGTGCAAGCGGCACATCCTACACAGACACATTTAATTGTAGTATAACTAATCCTGCTGATTCTGACAATAATGTAACATGGCAAAAAAACGCAAGCGGTATTACAGGATTGGATCAAGGTTTTTTAATAACCACTAGTCCAGGTAGTGATAATATTACCATACAAATACCTGCAATGAAGTTTGTAGATACAGAGGCTGGGGGTGGAACAGCTGCAGCTTTATTTGAGTATTTCAATTTTACAAGAGCAGATGTACAATTTTTAAGAAACAACAGTATAAAAAGTTTACATAGCAATAGAAATTATGAAGTGGGTATAGTGTATATGGACGAATATGCAAGAAGCACCACAGCGTTGGTGTCTCCAGATAATACTGTGTTTGTTCCAGCCAGTAATTCTATTATACAAAATAAAATAAAAGTAACTATACCTACAACACAAAAACCCCCTAGCTGGGCTACTAAATATAAGTTTGTAGTTAAGCGTGCGGAAGGCCCATATGATACTATATATAGTAATTTTTACTATTCAAACACAACAGACAATTCTGTATTCTTTAAGCTGGAAGGCCAAAATCAAACAAAAGTAAAAGTCGGAGATATACTTCGAGTGAAAGCTGATAGTCAAGGTGCAAGATCGGTATTAGCTGAATGTGAAGTGTTAGAAGTAGAAGCAAAGCCGCAAAACTTTTTAACACCATCTGCAAGTATAGAGACTGGTGGACAACCTCCATTTATTTCAGAGCTAGCTGGTTTATATATGCAGATAAAGCCTACAAGCTTTACTGTTGACACCTCTGATAGCAGTTCTTTTTTTGATTCACAAACAGAAATAGCCAGAACAGTAAAAAGAAACAATCAACCAGCTATACTTATACCTTGTTTTGAGACTTCACCAACAGGCGTAAAAACAAATTTAGAAATACCTGCTTCTAGTTTAGTAACATTTGATTTACGATTTACTAGAGTGGGTACTGGTTCAGGTGGATGTGGTTCTAAAATATATGATTATAATAGAACGTTTCAAGCAAGCACAGATTATAGCAGTCTGTTTGATTTTGTTAATGGAGAAAATATAGATTTTAAAGGAGGTGTAGATACTAGCCAGGATGATTCAGGAGCAAACACAAATGTTTATATAAATACGTTGAACCCGTCAAATAGCACTGTACCGACAAAAGTCATTAACGAAAATAGATATCAATTTACCACAAGTGACTCCGCAGCGCCATCCAATAGTAATCAATTATTTCTTGGCATAAGCTCTGGTACACCGGGTTGTGGTAGTCTAAGGGGAAAATATTCTGTTGTAGAAGGAAGAATTATTGTACAAATAGCTGATTCTTTAATGGTATTTGAAACCACACCTATTGATGTCGATAATGATATATACTATGAGGATGATACAAATTATAATATTACAAATAATTTTCACATGTCCGGAACAGAAACAGGAGACCAAAACCAAACAGCTTCAGTACCAGCTTTAGTTAACCTAGGGTTTTTTGATTGTTTCGCTTTTGGGAATGGGGTAGAAAGTTTCAAAGTTGAAGATTCATTAGTAGGTCAATCATTCAATCTAGGTCAGCGTGTAACTTCAGTATCGCAACAAGATTACAAAAAAGCAGACCGATTTGCTAGTTTAACATACAGTGGTATATATGTAGAAGAAACTAATATAAATAGATTAAATGAATTTAATTTAGGTTTAGCAAATTTTAAAGATTTAGAAGTTTCATATGGGCCTATACAAGTATTACACCCAAGAGAAACGGATATACTTGTTTTACAAGAAGATAAAATTAGTTATGTATTAGCTAATAAAAATTTATTAAAAACCACAAGCGGAAGCAGCGCAGTGACAACTAGCGATTTAGTTTTAGGAAATCAAGTGGCTAGAGTAGAGGAATACGGTATCAGCTCAAACGCTGAAAGTTTTACCTCTTATGGCGCTTATAAATTCTTTACAGACGCTAAAAGATCAGCTGTAATTATGTTAAATGGTGCATCCCAACAAGAACAATTAAACGTTATATCTGATATTGGGATGAGGTCTTTCTTTAGAGATATGTTTATAAACAACTTTACCAAGTTTAAGTTAGGAGGATATGATCCGTACATGGATGAATATGTATTGGCATCAAGTGATACCAGCATGCCAGTTATTATTCCTAACACTAATTGCGGTGTTAATATAGCAAAACAAAGCATTACTACTGCCACAACTGTCAATGTTGATTTTACTACAGCACAAGGAACTGTAACTTTTAATTACAATATAAGCTCTGCAACAGTAACGTTGACTGTTAATTGGAATGGTTCAAATGTGATAAACCAAACTATATCAGGTAACGGTACAGTTAGTTTTAATAAAAACTTAGCAAATCCAAAAACAGCAACTGTTACAATTACACCAAACGGTACAGCTACTTATGACATAACTCCTTTGTGCCCTGGAACCACTGTGTTGAATGTAGTTCAATTAACTTTAGGAAGCACAGCGGATAATGGTAAATTTATACATAATCAATATTTGTGGGAAAAAAATTCAGTATCTAGCCCAACGTCTAGTCAATTAATCTCATTTAATGTAACT